ATCTCCATGAGGGCTATCTGAATCTAATTCTTTTATTCGCTCATCACACATTACATTTAAACTATCTATTACATGTTGATTGTGTAACATTTTGTTAACATATTTATCTTCCATTTTGTTACCTCTCTTTGTAGCTATAGTACCGTTACCAATAAAAATTCCTGTTTCCCAGTCTGGTGTTACTTGTGGTATTTTCATTTTGTTACCTCTCTTTGTGGTTAATTTACTTATATTTACCCTACCATCCTATATCATTATGTATCTACTTGTCAACTTAAAGTTGCTATATTGCTATATTTATTTTGTTCAATGTTTTAATCAAAAAGACGAGGGATTGAAAATTTTATTCTAATATGTGAAGTAATGGATTACATATTGGCTCGTGGTGAGGTCTTTGGATAGGGGTTAATAGGTAAGGTACGGGTTTACAATAAGTGTTATGAGGGGCTTTAATAGGTCTACTAAGCGTTTACATGTATTTCTTTGAACTGCTAAATGTTGAACAAGACCTTGAACAAGCTTTTAGAATCAATGAGTTACGCTGTTCAACATTCTGTTCAAGGTAAAAGTCTGTGTAAGTTGACGAGTGGAACAGAATTATCCACAGGGGCTGTGGGTAAGTGGGGGGTGGTAAGGGTCGGAAGTCCTTATATTATATAGATATATTATATTATTATTAATGTGTATTTGTTGTTTAAATATTAATCAGTTCAAATGTTCCACCCTGTTTACAGTACCGAACCCCTCAGCACTTTACTAATCCGAGGTCTAATGAATTTACATCGCAAAAAGAGGTCTCTTGCTCTTTTGGTATCTCAAAAACTGCACCCCACCCTAAACTAAGTGGAACATTTGAACAAGCTAATGGAATCAAGGACTTACGATTTTAGAGTTTGAACAAGATGTTGAACAAGCGTTTCGAATCAAAGACTTAGGTTCGGTTCGAACCAAAGGCAGTGTCCTTTGATACCTGTCACACGCCTATCCTAAATATATAATTAAAAAAGGGGCCTAAGCCCCTTAAAGTATTCTCATGTTTTGACGGCATTTATGCATGGCATATATCACCGCCTCTTTATGCTCCATTAATTTTGAGTAGTCCGCTAGGTACTCATTAAACATTTTTTTTAAGTCTATTTTTTGGGCTTCGGTTAACCCTTTAAAATCCTTTTCTTTTTTAGATAACATATTACGCCCCCCCTTGAATTACAAAACCGCTTGTATCTTTTCGGGCTTTACCTTTAGCATACAATGCAACAATTACATTTTGTGCATCTAAGTGTCTTACGTCCGTTTCATCACCGCTTACTACTTTCCGTTTATGAAAAGTTACGGGTATATTCTCAACCCTATCAAATACAGCAGCAATTCGAACGCCCGCTTTTAATGCTCTATCGTTGTATTTTTGGAAACCGTCCGCCCCCGAATATGAGAAAGTTAAATCATAATTTTTTGGAAAATCACTCAATCCATTCATTGAGTTGAAGCGGTTCGGGATTTTCGTATAATCATAAAATTGTAAGTCTGGAAAATATTCAAAGATATTACGAAAATAAACGCCCTCGAATACGAACCCAATATTTTCATAACGAATATCACTCGTTCCGTTTAATCTTACTAATGGCATTAACCCTTTACGCTCCGCCTTTTTTATAAAAGCGTTAATCTCAGTTACTAACATATTAAAGTATTCCGCCGGGTTATTTAAATATAACTTAGTACGGTTTAATCTTGCATCGTATGCCATACCCATTCGCCCCGCGGATTTTAAACAGGGTATATGACATTTTGCCGCTTTCGCCATAGGGCATAGATTAACCCCGCTATCCATGTACGGGCTTAGGTATTGAATAGCCGTAATATAGCCAATCTTCCCGCCCTTGATTGTTTTTGCATCCGCTCCGATACTTAATAACTTTGATTGTTTTTTCATTTTGTACCCCTCTAGTTGTGAATCTTAATTATAACATTAGTTTACATATTAGACTAGAATCTCAAAGGCAGTGTCCTTTGATACCAGTCACACTTTCCCTTTTTAAAAAAAAAGAAAGGAGAGGCCGAAGCCCCTCCAATCTCCCACAGGGTAAACCTATTCTCCATCTCGTGCCATGATTGTTGAAGACTTGTTGCAATCGGGGGATATTCCCCCCTCCCTTAAGTAAGTTACTGTTCTGTTATAAAATTCTTTTGTATCGTTACAACCATCTAAAATATCTTGCATCTCAAATAAAACTTTGTCAGTTACATTAAAATCTTTAATCCTTAATTCATAACAACCCTCATTTAAATTCATAAGAATTAATTTAGTTGGTTTAATTGCACTCATTGAATCAAAATTCATTACTCTCCCCTCCATAACATTATGAAACCCGCAAAAGTAAACAGGCCAACTGCCATTAATAATATAAGGCCAACTCCCTCTGCTACTGGGTCGCTTGTACTTATACCTAAGAGCGTAAAGGCTAAGCTCATGATTGCCATTAAGATTGCTATGATAAAACTAAATGTACTCATTATTTTTCCCCTTCATATGAATCATTAAGTAAATATTTGTCATCACCTACTTTGGAAACAAAACCAACCCCTAAAGCTTTTTCCAATAATTGGTCTTTGTTTAATTCAAAATTAAATGATGGAGCTTGATTCAACCATAATTCTTTTTTGCTGAAATACTTTTTATCCATAATAATTGGAGGGCCCTTTCGGGCCCAACCCTTAGAAAGTTAAGTTAGCGTTATTTAAAGACTGTTCGGCTTTTTCAGAATACATTCCCTTTGCAGGGGGAAAAGCTTCTTCACTTATATCCATGTCACGCGTCACATATATTTCATGTGTTCCTTCATCGTCCATATCAATAATATCTTTGACATCTTCAACACCTGTAGCCGAAACCATATTAGGATATGTGTATGAATAAGTGAAACCATTAATGCCATAAAAATAAACATCTATTACTTTTTTTGTATCAGCCATTCTTGTAACTCCCATGTAGGCAGAAGATACTGCCATGCATGTAGTATAACATTACTTTACATGTCCAAGCAAACCCCACACCCCCCCTATGCACCACTTCTCAGCTAGCAAAAAAATTTACCCTATACATTCTAATATGCTCAAATAATCCAATATTTTCCTGATATCTGGGAAGGTACCCCCTTACTTTACATTTAGCCAATCAAAAAAATATTTCGCAAAAAAATCTCAAAAATGCGAATGGTTCTCACTACCACATTAACTAGCTAAAGGACGTATACTACGGCTATGGAAAATATACACATATACATAGTGGGATTCTTATTACTGTTCGGTCATTGCCTTTCTCTAATTAGTTAGTTATACTCAGCAACTTATAGCTGCAATTAATATAAGGTGTAACAGCGAACACGTGAGCAAACTAAAAATACCCCAATTATCCCCGGCGGAAGAATCCGACCTTATAGACGAGCCTGCGAGCGTTATGCCGCAAGTAGAACCTAACATTCGCATACCTAAGAGTAAGAAAGAAGCCATACCAGAAATGACTACTGAGCAAGAACTTAAAGTACGAACTACTACAATCAAAGAACTTTCTGATATTAAAGGTGAAGACATCACGCCATCAAAAGAACACCAAGAACAAGCCCAAGACTTAGCACGAGAAATGATGACTAACAAGAAACTTAAACCAGAGTTTGCAGATTACCCCAATGAAACGATGGCATTCCTTGCGGGACTAGTAGGACAAACTAACTGTATGATAGTAGAAGAACTTGCAGACCTTAAACTTTTTGTAGTTAACAATTTTGTACAGCTAGTAGCTCAGGCTCAAAACGATAGAGATAAGATATCTGCCTTACGCGCCATAGGCGAGATTGATGGCGTTGATGCATTTAAAAAGAAAACTGAGATTACCCACATTACCAAGTCTGGCGATGAGCTGGAGAAAGAACTTCGAGAAACGATAGAACAGCTTAAGGGGACGATTGTTGAAGGCGAAGTTATCGAGTACGAAGATGATAAGTAAACAAGATTTAAGTTTACTAGAAAGAGCTTTGCCGCAGATGCCGGATAAAGAGAAACGCAAGAATTTAGCTTTACTTCAGCAATACCAGAAAGAGATGAAGAAAGAGATAGGGGTAGAATCGTTCTTAGATTTCATTAAGCACGTTTATCCTGGGTATATTATTGGAGCACATCACAGACACTTAGCAGAAATCTTTCAAGACATTGCTAATGGGATTAAAAAAAGAGTTGTAGTAAACATTGCACCGAGACACGGTAAAAGTGAGATGATAAGCTATCTTGCGCCTGCTTGGTTTTTAGGGAAGTATCCAGGTAAAAAAGTAATCATGGCTTCTCACACTGCAGACTTAGCAGTTAACTTTGGGCGTAGGGTCCGGAATCTCGTAGGCTCAGATTCTTATAAGGAGATATTTCCAAATGTCGAATTACAAGCGGATAGTAAATCAGCTTCTCGCTGGGGTACTAATTATAATGGGGAATATTTTGCTATTGGCGTGGGTGGTGCTCTTGCAGGCCGGGGCGCTGATTTATTTATTATTGACGACCCTCATTCAGAGCAGGATGCTAAACAAAATAGGTCGGATGTTTTCTTACCGGCGTGGGAATGGTTTCAATCTGGTCCTATTCAGCGGCTTATGCCTGGTGGTGCTATTATTGTTGTCATGACAAGATGGTCTAAATTAGACCTAACTGGCCAGATAATGAACCAAATGACTAAGAATGACGAGGCGGACCCCTGGGAAATAGTAGAATTCCCTGCAATACTAACAGACAATAAGGGCGTAGAGCGCGCATTATGGCCGGAATTCTGGGAATTGAAGGAATTACAGCAGAAACGTAGTGTATTAGACGTAAGATATTGGAATGCACAGTACCTACAGAACCCGACTTCAGAAGAAGGGGCACTTATTAAGCGAGAATGGTGGAATATATGGGAAGAAGAAGACCCACCTGACTGCGAGTTTACAATAATGACACTTGATGCTGCACAAGAAGCACATACTAGAGCTGATTATAACGCATTAACAACATGGGGCGTATTTTTTAACGAAGATACAAATAACTACGCTATAATACTATTAAACGCCATAAAGAAAAGACTAGAGTTTCCGGAACTCAAACAGTTATGTATTGAAGAATACCAAGACTGGGAGCCGGATGCTTTTATCGTAGAAAAAAAATCGAATGGTGCAGCGCTTTACCAAGAATTTAGAAGAATGGGTATTCCAGTGGGTGAGTTCACTCCAGGGAAAGGCCAAGACAAAATAAGTCGGGTAAATGCAGTATCTGATTTGTTTAGCGGGGGTGTAGTATGGGCTCCCGATAGACGATGGGCACACGAACTAATAGAAGAATGTAATGATTTCCCCGCCGGAGCAAATGATGACTTGGTGGATGCTACAACTTTAGCATTAGCTAGATTTAGACAAGGTGGATTTATAAGACTACCTTTAGACGAAGAAGATGACGTCCAGTTGTTTAAAGGACATAAAAATAAGAGGTTATATGCGCTATGAAAATAATTAAACAAATATTAAAAACTATTAAAAATATTCTCAGTATGGTATGGTTCAGGATTAAACTAATTTATAACTGGGCACTAAATAAAATTAGGAGTAAATAATGAAGGGTGTTAAACATTATACAAAAGACGGAAAAGAGCATAAGGGTTCAACTCATAAGATGTCAGATGGTACATTACACACAAATAAAGCACACACTAAAACATCAAAAAAATTAATACATTTTAAAGAATTATCACAAGCAGCACAAAAAAGAGCTAAGGGATAAAATTATGGCAGACGTAGATAAAGGGTTATATGCAGCGCCGTTAGGAATAGAAGAATTAGCGGAAGAAGAACAAGCTATTGAGATTGAAATAGAAGACCCGGAGAGTGTAACTATAGGAATTGGGGATACTGAAATAGTTATTGACCCCGATGCGATGGCCGAAGATGAGTTTAATGCTAACTTAGCTGAAGAGCTGTCAGAAAAATATATGACTGAATTATCTTCTGACTTACTAGAAGATTTTACTAATGATGTTAACTCAAGAAAAGACTGGCTAGAAACTTATGTTGATGGCTTAGAATTATTAGGACTTAAAATAGAACAAAGGTCCGAACCGTGGGAAGGTGCATGTGCTGTCTATCACCCACTACTCTCCGAAGCACTTGTCAAATTCCAAGCTGAAACAATGATGGAAACTTTCCCGGCTGCAGGCCCAGTGAAGACTTCTATTATTGGCAAAGAAACTGAGGAATGTATTGAAGCTGCTCAGCGAGTTCAAGAAAATATGAATTACCAACTTATGGACAAAATGCCAGAGTATAGACCTGAGCATGAAAGAATGTTATGGGGTTTAGGATTAGCAGGTAATGCATTTAAAAAAGTTTATTATGACCCAGCTCTCGAACGCCAAGTATCTGTTTTTGTTCCAGCTGAAGATATGGTTGTACCTTACGGCGCATCTAATCTAGAAACAGCAGAGCGTGTAACTCATGTTATGCGTAAGACAGAACAAGAAATTCACACACTACAACATATGGGATTCTACCGAGATATAGAACTTGGTGAGCCATCATATGACTTAGACGAAGTAGAGAAAAAGATTGCAGAACAAATGGGATTCGATGCTACTAATGATGACCGTTATAAAATATTAGAAATGAATGTTAACCTTGATTTAGAAGGTTATGAAGATGAAGATAAAGATGGTAAAACAGGAATAGCATTACCTTATATAGTTACAATTGATAAAGGCACACAAGAGATACTATCGGTTCGTCGTAATTGGAAACAAGAAGACAGCCAACAAAAACGCCGTGAACACTTTGTTCATTATGGATACATTCCAGGATTTGGTTTCTATTGCTTTGGACTAATTCACCTTATTGGTGGGTTCTCTAAATCAGGAACAATGTTACTTCGTCAATTAGTTGATGCGGGTACATTATCAAACTTACCCGGCGGATTTAAAGCTAGAGGTTTACGAATTAAAGGTGATGATACACCAATTGGTCCAGGTGAATGGAGAGATGTAGATGCTCCAGCGGGTAACATACGCGACAACTTAATGCCTCTTCCTTATAAAGAACCAAGCCAAGTGTTAGCTCAGTTAATGGACAAAATTATTGACGAAGGTAGACGCTTTGCTTCTGCTGCAGATATGAAAGTATCTGATATGTCAGCTAATTCTCCAGTAGGTTCTACTCTTGCAATATTAGAAAGAACACTCAAAGTAATGTCCGCAGTAAATGCGCGTATCTATTACTCAATGAAAAAAGAGTTCTTATTACTTAAAAATATCATTGCAGACTACACCGACCCTGATTATCAGTATGACCCTTCAACAGGAACTCCAGGAGCTAAACAAGAAGACTATGCTAAGGTACAACTTATTCCTGTAGCCGACCCAAATGCTGCAACGATGGCACAGAAAGTTGTGCAGTACCAAGCAGTTATGCAAATGGCTCAACAGAATCCTGATATCTATGACTTAAAAGAACTTAACAAACAAATGCTTGAAGTGTTAGGTGTAAAAAATATTGGCAAACTTATTCCTACAGATGATGACGCTAAACCTTTAGACCCTGTATCTGAAAATATGAATATGGTTAATGGCACACCGGTTAAAGCGTTTTTATTCCAAGACCAAAAAGCTCACATTGCAGTACACGCCACATTTAGAGATGACCCTCTTGTTCGTGAGATGCTAGGGCAGAATCCAAAAGCCCCACAAATGCAAGCAGCTATGGAAGCACATTTAGCCGAGCATTTAGCTTTTGAATATAGAAAACAGATTGAAGTACAACTAGGCGTTCCACTTCCAGAGGAAAACGAAGTCTTACCAGAAAACATTCAGAATCAAATAGCAAGACTTTCTGCAGACGCAGCACAAAAATTGTTACAACAGAATCAAGCTGATGCATCTCAAAAGCAAGCTCAACAAATGCAGCAAGACCCATTGATTCAAATGCAACAACAAGAGCTTCAAATTAAACAACAAGAGTCTCAAGCTAAGACACAAAAAATGCAGGCTGATACTCAACTTGATGTAGCTAAACTTGAGTTAGAAAGAGAAAAATTATCAACTAATGTTCAACGAGATTTAACATTAGAACAAGCTAGGATTAACTCTAATGAACAAATTGCAGGAGCTCAACTAGGAGCTAAAGCAGTTACTGATGACAAACAAATCCAAGCAAAAGAATTACTTGAAGGGGCTAAGATGGGTGTAGCAGCAGTCCAGAAAAATAAAGACATGGCACTTCGGGAAAAAGAATCTCAGTTGCGTAATGCAACTAAGGTAAAAGAAACTAAACTTAAGGATGAAACTCAACTAAATATAAAGGAATAAAAAATGGTCAAGGAAACGTTAATGCTTCTATCAACCCAGATAGAGGAAAGACGCAAAGAATTATTAGAAAGTATGGGTAGAGGAACCAATAAATTTGAAGCATACTTATCAGCGGTAGGAGAAATACGAGGATATATGATTGTTCAAACTATGATTGTTGATGCTATGGCAGCTCATAATAAAGGCGAAGAAGATTTCGATTCTACACCTACTGATAGTGTGGTGAAAAAATGAGTACCACTATTGCTACCTCAGACAAAAAAATAGTCTCTATATCTGGAGCACCTATTAAATCACAAATTACAACAACCAAAGATGGCAAGAAAGTATCGGGTGATGAAGCTATTGCAAAACTAGCGACTCAACTACCTGATGTTAAAGGCTATCGACTTTTATGTATTGTTCCTGAAGCAGAGGAAACGTATGAAGGGGGCATTGTAAAATCTGCTGACGTTAAGAAGATTGAAGAAGGAGCAACTGTATGTTTATTTGTAATGCAGCTAGGTGATTTAGCTTACAAAGATAAAGACAGATTTCCAGAAGGCCCGTGGTGTAAAGAAGGAGACTTTGTTATTACCCGTGCTTACGCAGGTACTAGAATTAGAATTCACGGAAAAGAATTCCGCATAATAAACGACGATACCGTAGAAGCAGTGGTCGATGACCCCCGTGGCTACGAACGCGCATAGGAGAATAGCATGGCAGAGATAATAAATGAATTACCCGACGAAGAAATACAACCAATGGAGGGTGAAGAATTAGAGGTAGATTTAGAGGTTAAAGAAAAAGTAGGAAAATCTACAGCTGATGTTGAACGTGTTGTTCCCCAAAAAACAAAACAGGAGGAACTATTTGAAGTTGTGGAAGAGGATGACACCCCGGCTGCAGATAGAGGCAAAGACCCTTTACCTGAAGACATGGTGGAAACTTTAGAAAATGATACTTTAGAAGATTACTCTGAACGCGTTAAACAAAGAATGGCCCAACTTAAAAAAGTATGGCATGATGAAAGGCGGGCGAAAGAAGAAGCTAGCCGTGAAAGAGAAGAAGCTGTTACTTACGCACAAAAAGTATTAGGAGAAAATCAACAACTTAGAACTACATTAAGTTCTGGGGAAGAAGATTATTTAAAGACATTACAAGAAAAGTATACTTCAGATTTAGCCGTAGCTAAACGAGACTATCGTGAAGCTTACGATTCTGGAGATACGGAAAGAATTATTGAGTCTCAAGCAGCAATGAATGAAGCTCAATATAAAGTTTCTTCTGCACAAAATATTAAACCTCAATATAAATATGATAGACAACAGGATGAAAATAGTGTAAAAAGGAACTTAGAAAGTTTACAACCAAAAGCTCCAGCACCTGATTCTCGTGCCACAGAATGGCAGGAAAAAAATCAGTGGTTTGGTAAAGACGAAGAAATGACATCTTTAGCTTTAGGAGTACATGAAAGATTAGTTAGAAGTGGAATAAACCCTACTTCTACAGATTATTACCTTCGTATTGATGAGACGATGCAAAAACGATTCCCTGAGAACTTTGAGGGAAACTCGTTGGAACCGGAGAAACCCGCCCAACGCAAACCATCTAATGTAGTAGCCCCGGCAACGCGTAGTACCGCGCCTAAAAAAGTACGCTTATCAAAAACACAGGTTGCTTTTGCTAAAAAGCTTAAGTTAACCCCGGAGCAATATGCTAGAGAGATTTTTAAATTGGAGAACGCAAATGGATAAGGCAACAGAAAGCAATACAATAAAAAGAACTGACCGAGAAATGGAAAATAGAGAAAGTAAGGTTAAAGAATGGAAGCCAGCAAGTTCGCTACCAGAATTTAATCAGAAAGCTGGATGGTCCTATAGATGGGTTAGAAGTTCTTTACTTAATGAGCCTGATAACATGAACGTTTCTGCAAAAATGCGTGAAGGCTGGGAACCGGTAAAACATTCGGAACACCCAGAGATTCAATTAGCGGCAGACCCTAATTCACAATACAAAGACGGTATTGAAATTGGTGGTGTGCTATTATGTAAAATCCCTAAAGAACTAATGGAACAACGTCAAGCTTATGTAGACAAAGCAACAAGGCAACAAACCGAGGCAGTTGATGCACAGTATATGAATCAAAATGACCCTCGTATGCCTAAGTTCGCTGAAGGTCAAGAGACGGGCAATACCGGAAAGTTTGGTAAGGGAAATAAATAGGAGAAATATCATGGCAGCGACAGCTACCCCTTACGGACTTAGAGCCGTAAATCATCTAGGAGGTACCCCATATGCGGGTTCTACTAGAATGTATCCTATTGCATCGGCGACAGCTATTAACATTTACTACGGTTCAGTGGTTAATGTTTTAGGTACAGGCTTTTTAACTGCAAATTTAACAGTTGGAACAGCAGCAGCACCTTTTGTAGCAGGTACAGTAGGAGTATTTGTAGGATGTACATATACAGACCCTGGTTCAAACCAGGTAGTATTTAGACAAAACTGGCCAACAGGCACAGTAACAGCAGACGCACTAGCTTATGTTATAGATGACCCAGCAGTAATTTTCCAAGTGCAAGCAAATGCAACAGTGGCAGCAGCAGCTTTAGGCTCATGTTGTTCTATACTTGCTCAAACAACAGCAACAGGAAATTTAGCAAGCGGTAATTCAACAACAGCAGTTAACGCGGCTACACTTAGTATAGCTCAAGATGCATTTAAAATTGTAGACTTTGTAGATTCACCTACATCTACAGTTGGTGACGCATTTACAGATTTACTTGTGAAATTTAACCCAGTAGCACATGCATACACTTCAGGTGTTGGCATTTAATTAAGGAGAATGACAGATGGCAATTTCAAGAGCCCAGCTCCTTAAGGAGCTATTACCAGGACTTAACGCTTTATTCGGTTTAGAATATGCGCGTTACGGAGAAGAGCATAAAGAGATTTACGAAACTGAATCTTCAGACCGCTCATTCGAAGAAGAAACAAAACTAGCTGGCTTTGCAGCCGCACCTCTGAAATCTGAGGGAGCAGCTATTGCATATGATAATGCACAAGAAGCTTTTACAGCTAGATACAACCACGTAACAATTGCTTTAGGCTTCAGTTTGACTGAAGAAGCAGTTGAAGATAATCTATATGATAGTCTTTCAGCTCGTTATACTAAAGCTCTTGCTCGTTCAATGGCAAATACTAAGCAAGTTCGTGCAGCTAATGTTTTAAACAATGGCTT